CCCATTTGGATCGCTGTATTCATCAGCTCCAGAGAAGCCTCATCCCCGATCGTGGTCACGCCCTGAACCTCACTCGCCAGGCTCTTGAGTTGATTTATATAGCCTTCTGCAGCCATGCCCCGCTGCTGAAGCGATGCCGTCAGCCTCGTCTCCGCCATCTCCTGCTGATTACTGGCGCTCACCAAGCCACCCATCGCCCCTTTCAGCATCCCATAAGCCTGCACCACTCCGCTTAGAGCCAGACCATATTGCGCCAAACTGCCGGTCAACCCGTCAAATCCATCCCGCAATTGACCGATTATCCCGTCCAGTCCGCCTCCGTCACCACCAAACTGTGTATGATGCTCTTCCGGCACTTCCTCGATCGCGCTTTCTGCATCTCCCGCAGCACTCTCAGCTCCACTGCTGTCTGCATCGATGCTTACCTCCACGTCGCTTAGCGCATCCATCTGAGCCTCCAAGGAGTCCAGCTTGCCCTCTGCCTCTTTCGTCGCCAGCTCATACTCCTCGGGATCCTTCAGCAGATTTCGCAGATCACTAAAGTAGTCGCGGATCAGCTTCAGCGATTCCTTCGCTGCCCGTGTATCGATCGATAATACCATCTTCAAACTGTCTGCCATCTCTATATCCTCCGCTTACCTTTGTCTGCGCTCAAGCTCCTGCTGCCAGCCCATCATCCGCTCGGCCTCGTCCAGCTCCATCTCTTCATCCCATAGCCCCATGCGCTTCAATACCCAGATATACCTCAAAAAGGCATCTCCGCGTTTTCCCTGCCTGCCATTTGAAACGCCCTTTCCACGTTTGCCCGCATCACATCGGGCAAGAACGCCAAGATACCGGTAAAAAAACTCGATAATATCTCCCGCACCTGGCTCAGCTCCATCTCCTCAAAGTCTGTATCAGAGTCCCGCGTGATGATCTCCATCAGCTCCTGCAGCTTACCCCCATGCAAAAGACCCTGCAAAAGGCCATCCAGCCCCACTTTCTCCTTGCCGCCACTGTCTTTGCCATACAATGCGTCCAAGACTCCCAGCTCCGCCAAAAGACGCTCTACCTTCGCCAATGTCTTTATATTAGTATATACTCTCATCTCTTACCTCCCTCAGTGTAGAAGCGACATCTTGTCGCTTAAGTGTAGTACCGGCGCTCGCCGTAGCGCCAATACGCCAATCGCCAAAACACCGCTATCGCTTGTGGTATCGGCGGCTCCCTCGCCGCCGATACTCCTGCTCTCCTTGCTCACAGCTTCCTCAAAAGCCCGCTCGCCAAGCTCTTCGCCAAGCCGCCCACTGCAGCCTGACCCAAGCCCGTCACCATCTGCTTCAGCCAGCCACTACCGTCTTCCACGCCCTCGGCTCTGGCATCCTCCGTCAAATTGTCATATACCTTTTGTACTGCCGCTTTAGGTTCACAATTCAGCTTCTTAGCCACCACCGTTTGTATCTTCTCCGGCAGCTTCTCCACCTCATGCTTCAAATACTGCTCCTGCTCATTGCCACTCTTACTGCTCGCATTTAATATCAATCGTATATATCGCTTAAATGCCTCATGTGTGTCTTCAAATACCCAGGTCTTTTTCAGATACTTCCGGCCCACAAATACCGCCACGATCGCGGCCACAGCGGCATAAAGCCCCATCATAAACTCGCCCAGCCAAAAACCCTCAAATCCTCCGGATACATCCGCAGCCATCAAGGGCATTGCCATTAGCACTACCAGTACGATCATTACAATCCGTGCTCTCATCTCTTTCTCCTTCTTTTACTTTTGTCCGTATATGCGACACCCTGTCGCATCAAATTAGACACGGCATCTTGCCGTGTGATCATCTCTAATACCTCAGCTTCCGCACCCGCGCCTTACGCTTGCTGTACCCGCTAAATCGCTCCATACAGCCCGCTACAGCATCCGGAATGTCGTCATATCCATCCGGATAGTCCAAAAACTGGCTCAATAAATCCTCTGTATATTCATTCTTACACATCAGCAGGCTACCGCTCTCTATCACAGTATCCAATGCCTCTATCCTGCTTGCTTTCGATTGCTTCGTGTTGATCCTCTTGATCCAATGCGATATCGGGTTCAGCCCCTCTCGCTCGCAATATTCGTCCATGTCCTTCAGATGCTTATGCTGCCCATATACCGTCTCAAATGCGCTCCGCCCTTTTAGCCGCATAGTCATCATGTGCATCTGTACATATCGCTCATAAAAGAGTATGTTACTGCATTGATCCGCCCACAAGTCTATCATGTAATACTTGCCGTCCATCCCCAGGCCGATTATGACGATCGCCTTAAAGCAGCCCTTCTCGCCCCAGCTCGGATCAGCATACATCCAGACCTCCCTGTACTTCCCTGGCAACCTCACCCAGTACTTAAACCAATCATATTTGAAGATAGTCCCTTCGCTCACCTTCATGCCCAGCATCTCGCGCTGATAAGTACTCAGCCCCATCTGCCGCTTCAAGTTCGCCAAGTCCGCCGCACTATACTGCTCCGGCCATCTGCTCTTTCCCTGCTTATCTTCCACCGCAAACCGCAAAAAGCTCTTCCTATCCTGCCGGATATGACCCCGCTTGTTTGCCGGATCCATCTCCTCTGCAAATTGAGAGATAGCATAGTTCTTGTGCGTCTCATTGCCCAAAACCACGATCCGCCCGCCCTTTGGTGGCAATGCACCCAAGCCGTCGCCCTTGATCTTGTCCCTACGCTCTCTACCTATCCTGGCATTACCCCGGTTACTGCTCCTGTCTATGTCGTCATATACGATGAGGTCAGGACGCTTACTCGTCTGTGGATTCACATCCCCGCGGATGTCTCGATCTATCGTCGCACTCTCCACCATACAGCCATTCGCCAGATGATAGCTCTTATAAATACTGTCCGTCGGCTCCATCTTCGGATAATCCCATCGGATCCTCGCATTATTCATCAGCTCGTTCCAGATGTATCGGCTCCGCTTCACCGCCTTCGGCTCCAGCGCCGCACTGTGAATCACATACTGCACCTGCTCCGTGCAGATCATCCACAAACTGTAGGCTATCCCCATCAAGGTGGTCTTGCCCAAGCCCCGGTAGCCCGTGATTATCGTGATCCCGTGCTCGTTCTTGCTCACCTCTTCAAACATCAACCTGTGATCCGCATGAAATTCCTGCGTAAAGATATGCGGGAGATATGTTTTACAAAAAGCTCTGAAACCACTCCAGTCCCTGCGCATCACCGCCGCCTTGCGCCGCTGCTTCTGCTGTGGACTGTCACCCACAAAGGGCTTTACACTCGGTCTCCTACGCAGGATGCTGTCAATCTGCTTCAGCTGCTCTTTTGTAAATCTACCCATTATTACTCACCCGCAGAAAGTCCGCTATCTCACGCCCATGCTCCTGAAATTGCTCTCGCAATCCCTCCAGCCCGTTCTCGATGGCAAAGTCAACCACACCCTGCATGAATTTGATCACATACTGGTTTAGCTCCTTGCTCGGCGCAAATTGCTCCTTGTGATGCTTGATCATGTTCACCAGACTCTGCTTCTCTTTGTTCTCAGGATCTTTGATGTAATCCTCCAGCGCTACACACTCCGCTTCCAATATCAAACGCTCCACCCGCGCATGAAGCTCCACTGTCGATACTTCAGTGCTCTGCCAGTCATCCTCGCGCTTCCATTTCTCGATCGTCCGCACACCCAGATTAAAACTGTCCGCCAGCTTCTCCAAGTCATGCTCGCCCTCGCGCCAGGCCTTGTGCGCTAATGCCCGAATCACCCTGTAGTTACGCTTCGCTCTCGGCATCTATCTCACCCAAAGATCCCCTTGATTACAGCACTTATCACACCACCGGCTACCAATGCGGTCAACCAGGTATTAAGCCTCAGATTCGCCTGCACCTTCACCAGCTTGTCCTTCATCCCTTCCCGGCCATTACCGTAGATCTCCTTAAAGATCTTCTCCAATTCCTTCTCTTTCTCACACGCCACTGTCTTCCTCCAATTCTATCCCTTCCGTAAAAGCGACATCCTGTCGCTTAAGTGTAGTACCGGCGCTCGCCGTAGCGCCAATTGCGGTTTCTAACCGCTTTAACGAAAACACCTCACTCATTTCAGTAAAATCAGCGGGGCCTCGCAGCCCCGCTGCTGCCTCAACCCACAGTGCCTTCCGGACACTCCAGCATCACCACTTTGTTCTTAGTCGTCCCGCTAAATTCTGTCTTCACAGTCACATTAAACCAATCGTCCACCTTGTTGTTCCATTCCATTACCCACTTCAGTCCGTTGAATACCAAGAGCTTATCCTTGTCAGTACTCTGGATTATGATCGTGTGAGGATTCCGGTTTAGCTTATTCTCCAGCCAGCTCTTGGCCTTGCTGTTCAAGCCCGCCAAACCCATGGTAATCGCAGTGTTACGCTTGCCCTGCTTCACAAAGTGATAGGTCTTCTTCAGCTCCACCGTGCTCTGTATATCCCATGCCTCTTCCTGGAAGGTGCCAAATTCTTCAAAACTCGATTCCAGCAGCGCTGCCACCACTGTCTGATCTGCCAACGCCGTCGCCATCTCAGTCTCATCCTCAAATCCTGCCCCTTCAGAGATATAGGCGTGACCGCCTTCCATCCCGTCTATCAAGTCCTCCAGCGTCAATTCCTCCGCTGCCAGACCCGGTTTTGTCAATTCCTGTGCCATCTTATACTCTCCTTATCTTCCTTTTGCGGCAAGCCGGAAGATCTCTATCCCCCGGCTGCCATCTTACCCTCACGCGTCAGTGCAGGGCCCCACAGCTTCAGATACCACCGCAGTTCCACTCACTCCGTTCTCATCCTTCACTGTCACTTCAAACTTGATGTACTTCGTCGCGTCGCCTTCCGCAATCTCATAGCTGCGCCCGGTCGCTCCGCTGATCGCACTATAGCTTCCACCTGCTGTCGCCGCACTCAACCATCTGAAGCTGCTGCTGCCTTCCTTGTCTCCATAGCTGTCATGATAATCATACAAGCCCTCAAGCACGTCTCCCGTGTTCAATCCGTCTTCACTGATTACCACATTGCTCGCCACAGGTGGCTGATTCGACACAAAGCGGAAAAACTTCACATAGCCCCCGCGCACATAGTTCACGTCCAACGTGATCCGCGGATACCAGTGATATCTGTGATCACTGCCGCTATGCTCCAGCTTCAGCTTCGCATCATTGATGTAGCCTACCACCAAAAACTTCGGCAATCCGATGATCATGTGCCCGCTCGGAAGTGGACGGCTCTTCACCGGCACTCCATCCAGATACAGCTTGTCTTTGTCGCGCACCAAACGACCCTGATCACTCAAGTCCACATTACGCATCTGCATCAAGGCCTCTTTGTCACTCGCCGTCAGATAGATTACAAATTTGTCCTTATACTGCAAGGTCTCCTCGCTAAAGCTCAGCATCGCATTGTCGATCTTGCCCAATACTCCCTTGCCGTCGATTGTCTCCACGTCGCCATTGTCCTCAGCCTTCGCAAAATACCCGTCGATAGCCTTGATCGCCGCACTTCCGCTCCGGTCGCCCTTGAAGATTATCCGGCGTACCGCCTGCTTCACCCCGCCTACTACCTTCGCATTCATGTAAGCACCAAATTCCTGCACCCCCATAGAGTCTCGATAGTCCTCCGCAGTGCTCTCCTTCAAGCTCACGTCTGCATCCAATTCCTGCGGATCAAAGCCCAGATCACTGTGACTGTGATCCAGCATCTCACGCGCATCATCATCCGTGTTATACAATATCACGTCCTCGATCAGACCCTTGTCGATCTTACCCCGCCGCGTGATCGGCGCGATCGTCAGATCACTCAATGTGTCATCATCAGGATCCTGCAATGTCTGGTCAATAAATTGCTTACCCAGACTGTCCGTAAATAGAGACATCGATTTCCCGCTGTCCAGACTCGCAAAACTCTTGTAAAGCTCCTTCTTGCCCGGATCTATCGCTACCTCAATCCCTACCATGCTCTTCTTCACCGTTGCCATTTCCTTTCCCTCTTCTTTTATCGTCGGGCTCACTGCGCGCTTGATGCTCTCGCCTATCTCCGTCAGTATCCCCCGCATTGCTTTCATCACCTCCTCGGCCTTCTCATTCTCCGGCTCATGCTCACTTAGCTTCGCCGTCAGCTTCTCCGCCGCGGCTTCCTCGCCGGAAGCCTTCAGCTCCTCAGCAAGCTGCCTCAGCTCACCTACCAATGCCTTCGCCGTTGCCTTCTCTTCATCTCCGGATTCTCCTTCCTTGGCTCTGCCAAAGATGCTCACTCCGTTGAACTTACCGGCCTTCACCTTCTGCCAGCTCTCGCTGTCTTTCTTAAATTTCAAGACTCCTACCCAGCTGCCCTCTTTGGCGTCTGGAAAGCGCTCATCAGCCTTCGTCAGCTGAAAACTCTCCACCATCACCACATCCTCGATTACCTGCATGTCGTGATTCTTGTCAAAGGCACGGAATATATTCCGCTCTGCAGCCTTCTCCATCGCCTTACGCACCGTATCCACACTATAGGTGTCTCCATGCGCGTCTTTCACGCCAGGCTCCATGATCGTCACATACACCAAGCCCTTATCACCATCTGCTGCCTTAAATTTCATGCAGCTGCTCTTCAAGGCCATCCTCACGTCCTTGCCACCTTGCATCTTTACCAGATAACCCTTGCCATTCGCCGGCTTCACATCGTCAAATAGCAGAGATATCAGCTCTACTTCCACATCCATAAGCTCACTCTTACGGATCACCTTCTGTCTACTCTTGAAGATACCCATCTTCCTACTCTCCTTATCTCTTTCTCGACTGTAACACAGCCCTTTGTTTACTATTTTCTCCAGCTTACTTACTTTGTCCATTACTAAAACTTACTAATTGTAGCCGCGACATCTTGTCGCTTAAGTGTAGACACGGCATCTTGCCGTGTGAATATAGATCTGACATCTTGTCGCATTCTACCTCTAAACCCCAAAACCCTAAAACCCTACAACCACACAACCTCATAGCTTAAACGCCCGCTCCTCTTCACTCTCAAAAACGCCTGGTAAATTCCCAAAATCCCAGTCCTCATTATCCACACTCCAGCCATATTCTTCCGCAAATTCCTCACTCAAATGCTCCGCTATATCATCCTGGATCGGCTTTAGCACCATATTATGAAATAGAATCATGTCGCTGTTGTTGTCTCCTCCCAGCTGACCAGCCGTCGCCTGCGCTATAATCCGCTTTGGCACCCGGTGATACGCCAGCATCTCGTCCCGGATGTCGCTCTTCAAATTCTGAAAGTCGCCATCCCGCGTACCCTGCCGCAGTGGCACCAGATCTATCTTCACCCCTTGATCATCACTTTCCAAAAGAATCGAACTGTGTCCCCCTTTTGTGCCCTTCGCCTCCATCAGCATCTCTTCTATCCGGCTATACACACCATCCTCATCACTCTCGCTCTCGCTCAAACTACCCCCGTTTACCAGGATGAAATAGTCTATCAATAGCCCATTCCTAAAGTTGTTATAATCCAAAGCCTTTATCTCTTTCAAGGTCTCAATCCCCTGCGCCACAGGCAGCGAACTCAAGCCCCACACACTGCTCTTATACGTCGGCTTCTTGATATGTATCACATCGCGGTTCAGAATAGGCAATTGCTTACTGTCCCGGATCTGCACATAATTCGGCCTCAAAAAGCCATTCTCGTCCACATTATGCCGTATCTCTATCTCCTGCGGTAAAAGCAGCTCCAAACCTACCCACTTTCCCTGCCGGTCCCTTAGCTTCAAAAGAAATCCATTACCACAGGCCTGCAAATGCAATACGCAGCTCCGCAAGAGACGCGTCAGATTCATCTGATTCTGGCTCTTCACTATCCAGTCCGCCACATTCCCGTTCTTACACCGCACGTGCATCACCGCCCCATCTGCGATCGCATTGCACGCTCCGCTGTGATATCCGTCTATGTCCATCAGCTGCAGCATCCTCAGCATATTCACCGGTGGAATTATCGCTTTCTGGCTCATCACCCGCTTCAGCTCGCTCTCCTCCCCGGCGCTCTTCGCCAATATCATCACCTGCGCCGCTTTCCCCCGAGCAACCGCCTCGCCCCGGTAGCCTTCCATCAGCTCATCGATGCTCACAAAGCCACAACGCTTACCCGCTATCTTCATCACTCTCATCCCTTGCCTCCCATGCTCGCCACTTGCCGCCGGATCCAGCCCTCGCGCCTGTCCACCACATCGCGTACGATATTGCGCTCTTCTATCCCTTGCCTACTATGCTTCCGCGCTATCAAAAATGCTATCTCTTTGTCCTTCATCTTCCTGTTCCCATCCCACCATACTATCTTCCTGTCCTCGATCCACTCCAAAAGCGGCGCTATCGGTGTCCAACTCGGCACCTTACCGCCCAATACATACTTCGCATGATCCACCCGGCTGCCCAGCCGTAAGATCAAGCCCGTCTTCGTCTCGCTCACCTCATGGCTCATGTTGTTGATAAAGTCACCCTTTGCCCGGATCTTACGCTTGCTCGCCTCTTTGATTAGTTGACCCTCTAGATGTTTTCCCACAGAGTCCAGCCTCTTCCTGTAGCTCCCTACGATCCGCCGGGCCAGCTCATCAAATTCATTCATCCTATCCACCACTAATATCTATATTTACACGCCACTTCCAGCCGCGCCGCCACCAATTCCCGGCCCGCGTCCCCTTCCATCGGATACACCTCGATCCGCTCCGTTCCTATCCGCTGCACCTTCAACCGCTTTGAAAGCTTCTCCGCCCTCTCCCAGATCCGCTCACTGCCATCCACCTCGTTCGCACTGCCACTGATGTACGTATCTCCATTGTTCCCATAATCCGTCACCTCTTCCACCAAATACAAATTGAACTTAAAATATCCTTGGCAACCGCTGTCCGTCATACCCTCACGCTCAAATCCCCTAAATTCATAACCGCCACAGGGATACTCCCGCGGAATCACGTCCTGCCTCAAATACACCTGCCCGCCACACTCCGCTGCCAGCGCCTCCAATAGCGTCTGCCGATATTCCGCCAAACCCTTCATCAGTCCAGCCCTCCTATCAATCTCACCCGATATCCGCTCTTACCTCTCAGCTCCCTCAATCGCAATCTCCCGGCTTCACTTAAATGCTTTGTCACGCTCTCCAAAGCCTGCCTCTCCAGCATATGCCGATACTCCGTCAGCTCCCCCGGCTTTAGCAGCTCCGTCGCATTATCCTCAATCCCCGTACGCTTCACAAATCCCTTGCCCACTGTATGCAAATTCATGCACGGCATCATCAGATTATACGTGATCATTCCCACCGCTATCTCCCCGGCAATGCCGTCAGCTTCGCTGTAGCCTTCGCCTTCGCCACTCTCCAAATAGCTCATGTAGTCCTCCGTGATCAAGCCCCGCACCCGCTCAATCGCAAGTTTATGCTGTCCCGACCACAATGTATTCTGTGCCATATTCTTTGGCAGATTGTTCACCTCAAGGATCTTCTCCACACTCATCGGTAATCTCGCGCCCATCTCACTCGCCTCCTTTCCTCTTTGTAGATTTGGCATCTTGTCGCATTATTGTAAAAGTGGCATCTTGTCGCTTTAGTATAATCACAACATCATGCCTCATTATCTCTTGTCAGCACTGCTTATCCCAATGCCTTGCAACCACCTTACTTAATACCACATACCCTGTCCACTACTAAAACTTGCTATTTGTAGAAGCGACATCTTGTCGCTTTAATCCCCAAAACAAAAAGCCCCGGCTCATGGTAGATGCGGCATCCTGCCGCATTTTCCCATAAACCGGGGCTTTTATCTATACACTCAATTGTCTTTCAATTGTCCACTATCTCTGCTACATAAATTCCTCAATATCTATCTGCGGATCCTCTGGAATGTCAGTCACTGTTACTGTGCACTTTCTTGCTTCATATAGCTTTCCTGCGAGCTTAATAAACCCTCTGTCGTTAGTAATCAACTCATCTGCCTTTTCGCAAGCAGCTTGAGCAAGAATCATGGTATCTGTCTTTCGCTTGCTCTTCTCCCTTTCTGCACTATCATCACGACATGCACCACTATGAGTAAGGCTGAAATACTCAGCTGCCACCACAGCAGACTCATCATCAAAATCAGTTACCTGACAATGCCTGGATAAAGTGTCCATGAATTGAATCTTGTCCCTTTGATCACTTTCTGTATCAGAATAAACCGATAGAAGCTCAAAAAGAACTACCGCTGGCAACACAATCGACACATTATTATCACTCAAGTGCTTAAAGAATTTCTCAGCTTTTATTTTTTTCGGGCGATCACTCTCTTTTAGCTTATCCCTAAGTGCCCAACCCAGAACATTTGTATCCAAAACAATCTTCTTTTTGCTCATTCAGTATCCTCCCTTATATCCATAAAGTATTCATCCAAATCATCTATCCTGTCGAGTTGATCAGATATATTAGGCTTTAACCTTGCA